CTCCACAACGATTCACTATCTGTACGCTTGTACTCTTCTGTCATAAACGTGTCGTACGAAACAAACATCAACCCAGTCTTGGCGATCTCTACCTCTGGGAAGTGAGCAAACGTCATCAGTGCCATCAGTTTCAACTGCTTGGGGTCTGCGTAGTTTGTCTTGCCTGTCTTGTAGTCCACGATAAACGCCGTATCACCATCAATAATCAGCAGGTCAGCGATACCTCGCACCCAGTATTCTGGGTCGCTAAAGCCGCATGGCTGCTTGTCCTTGGTCAATCCCATCTCGTGTTCACAGTACTTCGTACCGGGAATCTCAAGCAGCGGGTCAACCATCTTTTTAAACGGCTCATAAAACTTCGGTAGTGGCGTGCCATCACGCACGTAGTCTTCCAAAGCCTTGTGAACCTCTTTTCCGTACCGCGCATCATCTCCCTCTCGGGGAGTGAAGTTCTTCGCAACACGGATCTCATAATATTGTTTCGGGCAAGTCTTGTATTGTTTAAGACTGCTGTAACTCCACTTGATCATCAACACTCCCCATACGACTCCCCATACTTTGCTTCACAAGCAACGGGTAAGCCTTCAGCCCATGTAGGAGGAGTAGACATTACTTGGGTTATAAACTCAAGTCCTTCATTTAATTCATTTTTTGGCACGACGATCACGGCTGCGTCATGCACTGTCAGGACGGGTCGATAACGTTCTTTGATGGCAAGCATTTGCTCACCGACGATGATACGGGCTAGTGCTTGAACTACGTTCTCCACCATCGCACCACCCCAGATCGACACCGGACCTTTGCGAGAGTCGTACGTAACTTTGTTGTCTTCGTTACGTAGGTTCCTGTATCGGATATACAAACCATTCGGGAGACAAATGCCATGCTCAGATATGAACAGCACTCCGTGTTCACCTATCGAGTAAGACTTCTTTTTATGAGACCACGACATCATGTCTTCCAGTGCGTTGTCGCACTCCTTCCATAGGTCTGTGATCTTGTCGTTCTCGGCACGGTACAGGTCAACGATACGCTTGCACTCATCATCCGCTAGGTCAGCCCCCGGCGGCTGCGTCTTCAGTGTGTGCTGGAGTTTCTTCGCTCCTGTGCCGTAGCCCAGTCCCAAGATGCAGGTCTTGCCGACGAACCGCTCGACGGGGTTGGCCTTGGTAATCGTCTGCTTGTAGATCTTCGATGCAAAGATCGAATACACATCTTCGCCCTTGGCGAACTGCTTGGTGACATCATCCTGTCCTGCCAGCCACGCCAGCACACGAGCCTCGATCTGTGATGAATCGCAGTTGATCACCACATGACCGGGCGGAGCAACGACAGAGTTCTTCAGCGTTTTCTTTTTCTTGTCGCGGCTCGGCAGATTCTGGAAGTTAACCGAATCCGATCCTGCCCATCGTCCCGTGTGTGCACCGTAGTATTTCAGTGGGATGGGTAACATCCCTTTGTTACGCGCTCCGATGCCAATGAACCGCTCGATGCGCGACTCTTCCAACGCACACAACTGTTGCACGAAAGGGTCTTCGTGATCCTTCAGTGCAATGAAACCCTCGTCATTCTTCGCAAGGGCAAACGTCTCTTTGCCCGTGGTCGGACTAGTCTTCATGGGTACGGGAATCTTCAAGTCTTGCAGGACAGCAGCAAACTGCGGGTTACTTGCTAACTTCTTGCGTACATCTTCTTCCGTATCACACTTCAAGCGTTCTCGCAGGCCAGCGAGTAGTTCACCCTTTTCTTGTTTTACTTCTTCCAGTCTGCTGACGAGCAACGCGTCATCGACCATCAGCACCGGCTGCGTGTACATACGCAGGGTCATGTCGATCAGATCAAGTTCGGATTGCGGGAAGCCCTCTGCCAGAAGCGCAGAGAAAAGTTTGTACGTCAGGTCTACGTCGTTTATGCAATATCCTGCATAACGCGCCAAGTCTTCTGGCTCGAAGTCTTTGCGATGCTTGCCTAGCGCATTAACAACCTCAGTACCTTTCTGTCCTAACGCATATCGTTCGGCAAGCGCAGCCAATGATCCACCTGCATCAACACCATGAATTGCACGTGCAATACACAGCGTATCGAAGTAGTAAGCTGGAACTATATCGAACACCCAAGCAAGTATCGCACCATCGAACTGTGTGTTGTGGCACAGGACGGCAGAGTTAGTCCAATCGACTTGGTTGAGCCAAGCCTTGATCTCATGCTTCGTGCCACTGAACCACTGCGTCGGGTCATCATCAATCTTCATCGCCACGCCAATCACTTCAAAGCGCGGGTGACGAATGTATTCTTCTGTCGTGAGTTTCTTCAGGCTGAAGTCAGCCGAGTAATACGTTTCAAAATCAAGTGTTACGAAACTCATACTTCCACCCCTTACCTGTCTCCACGAACCCTGCTAACCGTAGTGCCTCAAGTGACCGGCACTCACCAAACCTGTACTTGTGCGACCGGAACGACTCCGGGTTAGCGAACTTTCGCTTGCACTCCGTACACCTTCTTTCTCTTACGACGACCGTCATTCTTCAGCCTCTCCACTTCAGACCGTAAATATTTAATCTCGTGGTGGCATTGCCACAACACGCTACCCACCGTCAAAAACTTAAACTCTGTAGTTGTTGATGTGTCGTTGACCTCGTTGGGTAACGCACGTATTAAATCTAGTATGTCATCTTCGATCTCCACCCTTCTTTCTCCTTTTACGCATTGCTTTGCGTGTTAAATCCCAGTGCAGTATCCGATGGCAGTTGGAACACAAAGGTATGCACTTCTCCTCTGCTTCTTTGATTGCCTCGGCTATGTTTCTTTTCCTCACAGCCAAGTAATTAACAGATCGCTTACCTTCTTTGATGACATGGTGAAAGTCAATGATAGCCGGGTGCTTTTTCCGACAATGACTACACCGTTGCTTCGATTTGTATGCAGCCCACTCTATTCTGTTTTTATCTCTACCCTTCCTTGCTCTCTTGATAACCTCTTGTCTGTTTCCTTCGTACCACTTCCGTGCGTACACCTTCTGCTTGGCCTTGCGTACGGCCTCGTCCTTGAATGGCATGAACCCCCCCTCAGAGTCGTTTCCTCCAGTACAACGCTCTTGCGAACGAGTACGTGATCTTGGGGGTATAAAGTCTGAAGCCGCACGAGATCAGGTTGTTGGCACTCGGTATGTTGTCAGTTGTATCCGACACAGCCCATCTATACCCATGCCTTCTAGCCCACTGAACTCGTAGCCGGATCATCTGCCGCTGAATACCGTACCCCCTGTAGGCACTCAGCACACCACAACGACCCAGATATATCCCGTCTTCCATTTGCTGTGATGGCGACAGACAACTAAATCCTATCGGGGTAATTCTGTGATGCGCCATCCACCACACCCCGTCCTCGGGAAAGTACAAATCATCCGCCGGGAGACACGCCTTTTGCAGCACTTTTAGTTGCCGCTTGACCCCCGGAGCAGAAGCATCGACTTGGCCGTAAGTGATCTTCATGGGTCATAATTTTACCTGATCTTTTTACCCATCTGATATTCCAGTTCATTCCTCAAAGTAAGAAGCTCTAATGAAAGGACTGTAGCCTCGTCGGACAGTCCCGCTCTCCGTATATTCTGCAAGGATCGCTCGACGCGCATCTGCTGACTTTGACCATAGCCCCAAGGGGCAGCATTCATTTCTTCTTTCCACGCGCCGGGCGGGGATTGGTTGTCTATTGTCACTGTCCCTACGCTCGGCTTTAATTCTGTCGTCATATTGTTTAATCCCTCTGTACATTGCTGTGGCCATGAAGTACTGCGAAACACCCCATTGCTCAACTAAATCCTTGTACCGGATCCGCTCGTCAAGTTCTCGTGCTACACGCTTACGCTCTAATAAAAACTTGTATTGCTCAAACGTCAACGTCAGGTTAAATCTTGTTGGCTTCGTGTATTTTTTCTCCACACTCTTTCCTCGTCTGATCTCGCACTAACATCAACAGCTTACAAATGACTTGCGACTGTGACGGCTCTTGCTTGGCTCGTATCACCATGTCGTATTCCAAGGCATACACCTGAATGATGTCCCACCGTAATACTTCTAACTGTAGGTCATCACCGATCTTTGCCCACACCGTGTTGGGCGGTGCGATCTGACGAACATGTTCTTTTGGAAACTCCAAGTAGGCTTCTTCGTTATCGTCTATGTCTGCCATGTCACATCTCCTTGGCTACTGCCAGCCATTCGTGAGCGTATTCAACATTAGCCCAGTCTTTGAACCACGGACCACCTCGGGTAAAGTGAACGGCCACGGGGTTTGGGCAATCGTTCTTCGTGTGCCACCCTTCCAGATAGTTATACGCGATGGGTAACTCACCGATGCAAGCGTCCCACAAGAACCGTAGTTGATGTAGGTACATCCCGCTTTCACTGTTCACCATTTCGGGTGTCACCGCTTTCATGTGCAGATGCTCACAGTTGAAGAGGATCAGGCTCGACCAATTCTTGCGCGGGTATTGGTGTTGTACCGCACCGTCCATCTTGGTCGTCTCCTTTGGCTTGTAGTCATGCTTGACCACCATCGCGCCGTAGTAGGGATTGGCGTAATCCATCAGTCCTGCCACGTCACCTCGCCAGAGAAAGTCACAGTCCATGAACACCGCCCACCCTTTGTATCCTGCAAGATACGGCACAAGGAAACGAGTGAACGAGAACTCTGTCGATGACAGCGGGTCATTCTCACGCCAGTACAGATTCTTCTCGCGCATCTCCTGCTGTTTGATCGGCTGAATGTCTAACTCAACGGACGTATGCCGCAGCAGCGACTCCTTGCACACCTGATATGCAATGTCTTCACGACTGTCCCAACCAATAAAAATCTTCATCACGCTTCCTCAAACAATTTTTTACGATCTGGTCCTTTGTAGTGCAGGATCTTGGCATCGTCAGTCTTGTGTTCAGGTAAACAACCATACACAGATTCGTGTATCTCGCTTACCCGCTCGGGATACTTCTCGGCATAGATACGCAACGCTTCTTGGTCGCCGTACCACTTGCGGAACTTTGGATCGAGCGTGTCGTAGATCGCTAGTAAGTCCTTCCAGACCTGCGGGTTTTTGGCGATGACGGTGCAAGCAATGTACGGGTACACTTCGTCAATCGTCTTGCCTTCGTACTCACCAAACGTCAGTCCACGCTGTTCAACGTTGAACACCGCGTTACGATGAAAATCTCTTCGCAGGAACACTACGTTTTTGTACGACTCTAACAAATCTTTCACCACAATCTTGTCCTGCACCAACATATCCGTATCCAAATACATCACTGGCACGATTGAAGTTGCATAGGTTTCGGCGTACGCCTTGACTCGGTGATAGCACAACTCTTCGCGGTTGACCTCGCTCTCTACACGTCGCGTGATGCCCATCACATCTGGCGTATCCTTGTCCGTGTACATCGTGATGAACGCATCTGGGTTGTGACGTAGCAAAGACTTCACCATCTTCTGTGGCTGAGAGATGTCGTTACCGACATGGAAGAAAGCAAAGTGATTGAACGTCCGATCTTTCAACATATAACAAACTTCTAACTCTTCCTTGACCTGCGATACTTGCAAGTCCCACGGCGCGTTCATGTTCTCGCGCTGAAAGATTCTGACCTCGGGATACCACAGACTTCGATACCCGGCACGATTGTTCCAGTACCACAACTTGTTGGCATCGAGCAGCATGACCGGCTTGCCCATCGCTCCTGCTAGATGCACGTTGGCGTTCGACGGTGAGACAACCACATCACACAACTCGATTAGTGCAGCCACGTTATCTAAATCCAAGAACGTATCTACGTGTGTGGTGATCAAGTTCTGGTGAAACCCTTCGGCTTCCTTCTGCGGGTCGCCATACTGAAGATTGATGAACACCGTGTTCGGGATATCAAACAACGGTAGCATCCCCTTCAGGCCAACAGACTTGTGCGCTCCGATACTAGGTGCGGTGCTTGCCCATGACAGGCCGATGACTCGCTTGCCATCCAGTTTTAGTTCTTTACGCCAATACTCAACGCGCTCTGGGTCGGCTTTGAGATACGACTCACTGCGATTACTTGGAATGTCTCTGACGCTGTGTATAAATTGTTTACCCAACGAACCTAGCGCAATGTGCGAATCATGATCCTTCATCTTCACACGGGCAGTGTGCGACAAGAACCTGACGTTCTCTGCCTTGCAGCCACGCTGCAATAGCCCAACCAGACGCAGATCGCTCATCACAGTAACGTGTTCACACTCTTTGGCAACGGCTTCAATCAGAGATGAATACAGAATCTGATCACCAATACCTTGCTCACACCAAATGATCGGACGCTTCAAGTCGGAGTTAGACCTCCACTCAGGACGCTTGGTATGCAACTTCGGTGACTTGAACACCTTGCTGCCCCATCGTCGCTCATAGCCACGCCATCCCGCTTCAAAGTCGCCCATCTGTAGAGCAAGCAAGCCCACAGTCCAACCGATGTCGTCATTCTGCGGCTCGATGCGGTCGGCTGCTTCAAAGTGTTTACGAGCAAGTTCCCAACGGTGCATCTCCCAATGACACCGGCCAGATTGCAGGAACGCCGCCGACAAGACAGGTAACGTATGATGAATGTTATTCAGGATGGCGATGGCCTCGTCGTAACGACTGTTGTTAGCCGCATCCAAGCCCTTCTTGTAAACGTAGTCAGCCAACTCAAAGAGAGTCTGCTGCTTGGGTTCTTCCTTCTGTTGCTCGTTGTCACTCACCAGTAATCCCTCCCACTACGCTTGGCTCCCCATGCAGGGGGCGGCACGTGTGCCCATTCACGTTTGCGAAATTCGTCTGCACGTTTGAAGAAATTTAAAAACCAACGGATCATGTGGCCTCCTGCGCTACAAAGTGCAGCATGGTGAACGGGAGAGATACCGCTGTCTTCCTGCCTTCACGCGGATAGATCAGCACACGTGTACCAGACTCCAACCGCATGGCATTGACCGTGCCCTTCTCGATGCCTTCAAAGTCGTCAAAGACAAAGATGGTGTGGTCATGGATGACGCTCGGCAAATACTGAAAGTCTTCTTCCTGAATCCTGCCATCAAGGTAAACCAGATCAACGCCAATCTTCTTGTCGGCCAAGTCTTTGAACATCTCGGTCGAGTTCTGCTTGGGGTATTGGTGAAGTTTGGTATCGTTCGGATCGACCTGTATCCGATTGGATACATCACACGTGTAGATATCCGCAGACGGCGCACTTAGTCGCATAGACCTAGTAGACACACCAATAAACGTACCCACCTCGGCAATGACTCTCGGCTTGAAGAACGCGATTAACTTGTACACCTCAACTGCGTCGTCATACGGGACTGACCCGGTGTTGTAGTCTGCATCCTTCCGTAACTTCTGCTGTTCCCAAACAATCTTCTCGATAGCGTCGTACGGATAGTTATCCACCTTTTCGTCAACGATGCCCCAGAAGATGTTGCTGAACCTGTACCGGGTTCATCACAGCACCCTCAGTACTTCGATGACGTTCTCCTTCTCATTACGCGCAGTGATCGTACTGCCCTTGCCCCACCAGTCCACGGCTCGTGACGAGATACCACTGACCAATGTGTTCGGTGGAAAATGGGCAATCGGAACCTTGACCATTTGTCCCGGCAACATTTCTTTAATGAAAGGTACATAGTGCGCGGTGATTGAACCGTGCGGGAATAGACGAGGACGTTTACCCCGTTTCTTCGGAGCCAACTCCAAGTCGCCGTGCTTGTACTCTGTGCCATCCGGCATGATGACGATGTACTTCGCGCCTGTGGCCTTTAACGCGGCCAACGAACGTTCAAAAATAACAGACATTACGCATTCTCCCGTGCATTGATTTCACGATCTAAGTACCAACGAGCCTTCTTCAAGTCCTCGATGGGGTTACCCTTCTTCCCGGCACGGGTGACGTACTTCACCACGTTGCCCAGTCGGTAGTTCAAGTCTTTAGCCTCGATGAAGTCGATGGTCTCGACACCGCCTGTCTTGTAATGCGGGGGGTGGTTTACGGGGTCGGGTCTGTCTTTAATCTTGTCCAACGCATCCAGCGTGGTCTTCATCTTTCGCACAGATTCCAAGAGTCTGGTGGGCTTTTTGTACAGACTTTCCACCGCATCAATGTATTTATCTTCCGCTGCGATAACCTTCGGGTCATCGCTGCGCTCGGGCGTGGGTCTCATCTTTGCCCTTGCAAATACCTTGCTGACAAACTCAGAGTTCTTCTTCGTTTGCCACTTCACTTGGTGAACAAGGTTTGGTGCTACACCTAACTTCTTGGCGATTTCTTTCGCCGTCAGTTCTGGGTTCGACGCAAGAAGCGCATTAATGCGCTGCGTCTTAGTTTGCTTCTTTGCCATTACTCAACTCCTTGCGTAGGGTCTCTACGTTTGTTTCGTCTATCACTAATGCGATGCCACCTGCTTTACGGATGTCATCGAGATGCTTTAATTGCAGTGCAGTGGGCTTACCACCGTTTGCTTTACACTC